ATCAAGTTCGCTAGTGAAAGCTCCACCAACAGAACCAGTCAACCAAGACTTCATTCTTCTGTCATCTGCTTGAGACGCTCTATATCTTACGTGTAAGAAAGGACGTCTAATGTTAGTTCCAAGAATTTGATCGTATACAGTTGAAGTACCAGCAGGTATTAACACTCCTTCAATTGAAGCAGGCCCTGTCATCGCACCTCTTGTTGACGCATCGTTTAAGTATTTCCAGTCAGTTTTATAGAAGTCATAAGAACCTCTTCGGAAGCCACTAAAACCTAAGTTTAATGCCATTTCCTCAGAGTTTTCAAATAATCCATAAGCTGTACCACCTGATCCACCAGCTGAAATAGCAGCAAGCATATCATCAAAGTCTAAGTTAGAGTTTCTATTTAAGAATAACATGTTTTCTTCAATAGCTCCTTGAGTATCTAAGTTTCTAAGAATATCATCAAAGTCACTAATACCTGTTGCAGCTTGGAAGCCAACTTGTACGTTACCTCTATCTTCGATAGCAGCAAACAAACCTTCTGTACCTGTAATTCCAGCAATACCAGAACCAGCAGCTACTTGCTCACCTTCAACAACAGCCATTTCTAAATAGTCTTCAAATCTTAATCTTGTTTCAGATTCAGCTTTTAAATACCATAAGTAACCAGAAGTACCATCTTCAGTTGCAACTTCTACCCAACCGATCTGAGCTGTGTCAGAACCATTGATAGCATATTGATTTCTAATGATAATTGGTTTGTTAGAAAACTGCGTGAAAGCAGGTGTAACAGTTTGTATTGGAAAGTCATTACCAGCAACTTGCAACGCACCTTGAGCCAGTGCAGGAGCAATAGTTGTATTTGTTCCTTTTGGATATTCAGAACCATATACAAATATTTTTACGTTACCAACAATACCTTCTGTTGCTAAACTTGCAGAACCGTAAGGTAATACAGAAATAACATCTACGTTACCACCTGTACCAGATATAGATACTAAACATTTTGATTCGTTACCAAAATCGTCCATAACAACAATTGTTTGTTGTGGAGAGATAACGTTTATAATGTTTGCAGCACCACCTGGATTTACATTAATAGTGTTACCTGCACCCGTTTGAGTACAGTCATCATAAGCGATGTGTAGTCTGTTTTGTTCAGACCATATTACTTGATCAGATGTCATAGGTAATTCAGCACCTACCATACGTAAGAAACCTGATAACGTTCTGTTACCATATCTCTCTACCTCAGCTTCGTAAAGCTCTGGTAAATATTGTTGTGCAAAGTTACCTTGTCCACCCGCGTCAAATACTAGATAGTTGTCCGCAAGAATTTGTTGTTGTTGCGATGGAACTATCGTACCGAATTGTGGGTTTAAAGCCATAATTTAAAAGTTTTAATTAGTTAAATTTACGTTTTTTAATTTTTAATCGAGACGAATCTTGACCACTAATTGCTCTTACTTTTAAACCATTAACAAATGTGTTACCATCGGCAACTTGCCTTGGCTTATCTGTACTTAAGTTTTTAGAAGAATCCACTATGGATTTTACTCCATCAGCTTTTCCTTGTTCGTAAAAATGGTTAGCGATTGTGTCCGCGTTCATTGCAGCGTACAAAGCTTTATGATAACCAGCTGGATTAGCAACACTACCGTCCTTATTTAAATATTTACTAATAAAATTATTTATATCAGTCTGTGTTTGTGCTACTTGATTTGGATTAGTAACTTTATATCTAAACTTCTTTTCACCAACATTAAAATCAAAACCTTTGAAATCATTGTTAAAAAGTTGATTAGTTTGAGTTTTAAAATCCTCAGCTTGTTTCTTTGAGGCTTCTTGCTGCTCATTATATCTATTGAAAAAGTCCGTAGCTTGTTGCTGTTCTTGAGTAACACCAGGTCTCAACTTGATCTCTTGATAGTATTTACTCTTCATAGCTTCAAGCTCTTTACGAGCTTTTGCAACTTCTTCTTTGAAAGCCAATTTTTTAATTTTAATAGTTCTTGGCTCATCAATTTCTTCATCATACTTAAACTTATCTTCCATCAAAAAATTAATTTCTTCTGAATTAAGATGTGGTTTAGTATTTTTATAATATTCACTTAACAATGATTGATCATCTACTGCTGAATAATCATAATTAAGTCTTACATAATCTTCCATAGTACCACCAGTTTCTGTCATAAAATTAACTAGTGACTCTATGTTTTCAGGTAAAGGTTTACCTTCTTTTACTTGATCTTTAACTGCTTCTTCTGCTTTTTCATAAAGCTCTGTAGTTTTTTCATCAAGTTCATCTTCAGTTATTTCCTGTAATGGCGTGCTTAGTTTTTCGTCGGTTTCCCGTACTTCTTCAACCACTTCTTGGCTGTCTGCACTGTCTTTTGGTTCTTCGACAACAACATTGCTATCATCTGTCTCTTGTGTTTGAACGGCATTGTCTTCGTTTTTAATTTCTACTTTTATAGGATCTTCTACTTTTACGTTTGGATCTTTTGTTAAATCTACCTTTACAGGTTCAGTTTTATTTTCACCTAAATTTTTAGGTTTTTTAGGTTTTGATTTTATTTTAAAATCACCCTCTTGTTTGACCTCAACGGCCGCTTTTTCTTCTGCCATAATATAATATTATAAAATTTAAAAAATTATCTAGGTCCAAAGGCTTCTAAGCCAAAATCACCTAAACTATCATTAGTGGATTCAAAATCAATAGGCGTACCATCGGTTTGCCTTTGCTGAATCATTTGAGATTGTTGAGTACCTTCCATTTGTACTCTTTTATCTTTTCTGTCTTCTATTTCACTTTCTTTTACTTGCTCTGATTTTATTCTTTCTCTAGCTAATTGCATGTTAAAGTTAAATTCTTCAGCCATTAGCGTTTGTTTAATTTGAGCTTCAGTTTGCATACGTTGTATTTCAAACTGCGATTTAGCTTCTTCAACTTGTATTTTTTGTTGAGTTAAAATTTGTTGTTTTTGTGTTTCTGCTTCAGCTGTTTGTTGCGCTAACAGTGCATTTGATTGAGCTTGAGCTTGCATATTTTGTTGAGCAATTTGTTGATCTCTTTCTGCTTTTTGTCTACGTTTTTGTTTAAGCATTTGATTAGCTAACTTTAAATTACGTATTTGTCTAAGATCAATTGCATCTTCTAAATTAATTGATTGTGTTTGTAATGCTACTTGTATATTTTGTTCTAACTGAGCTTTAGCTTCTTCGTCTGGTTCTAAATCTAAAAATATACCAAAGTCATGTAGATTTAAATTATTAACTTCATTTAAAGTATTAACATTAAAAACAGATATACTTTCAATTAATGAGTTTCTTGTTAATGGATAATTTAATACATCAACTATTTTTTTAGAAATATTTTCACATAATCTTAATGTTAAATATAGACTAGCATTATTAATATGTTTAGTAGCTATATTAGATTGTTGGGCCGCTATTTTTTGTAAACCAACTAATGTATCTTTGTCTGGTAAAGTACCATCTCTAGCTTCACTTAGCCCGGTTACATCTCTAATCATTTGCACATAGTAATTATATGTGTTAATTAAAGAACCTATTTTGGCTTGCCCAGCCGATGTGGATAATTCTTGCACAGGTACTTTACCTCTATTTAAATCGCCGTCTTGTGTTAGTGATCTACCTACAACCGAACCAGTTTGAAAATACATATTCAAAGCTTCAGCTGGATTATAATTAGTACCATTACCTAAATCAACTTCAGCTAAACCGTCCATGTCTAAAAATACACCATCAGGTACCATACGTGATATTACCTGTTGTAATTTTAAATGAGTTAACTGTATCATGTCAGCAAAACCCATTGTTTTGGTAACGATAGATTCAATTCTACCTTTATACATTCGTGGAGCACAAATAGCATAATTCATTTCTACCTTGGTAGTATCAGCCATAGGCCTTGTCATATTCTCTGCCATTTTCCACTCAAGCATCATATCTGTACCTAAAACTTTTACACCTTGAAATAAAACTTCAATAGATCTTGACACTCTATCAAATTTATCATTTTCAGGTGGATCAAACATATCTGTTTTTTCTAATATCTTTTCCAAACCTTGATCAGTATATTTTAATTTAAATACTTGATCCATATATGTTTTATATTCAAAATATAATACTTGTACAGTATTTTTATCATAAGCACCCCAACCATAAATGTAATTATCATTACTATATGATTTTTGTATTTTTTCTAATTCACTATCTGATATATTAGGAAATTGCTTTTTAATTTCTGGCACAGTCATTGCTTTTACTTCTCCAACATAATAAATATCTTCAAAGTTAGGGTCTTCAGTATATGAATAAACCATATAAGCAGGATCAACATAATCTAATGTTATACCATTACTTACATTAAAATTTGTTTTAGCAGCTGCTATACCAAGTGTAACTAAATCATAGTTGATTCTACGTTTTAATAAATCATATTTGTTTTTATCTAACACTTGATTTATTGCTTCTTCTTCAGCTATTTCAATAGCTTGTTTATATGAAAGCTGCAAATGCAGTTCCATTTCCTCTATGCTTTTAGGCAAATCATTTACAGGTATGTTTGTTTTAGATATATTTTTACCTGTAGTTTGTTGAACTTTATTAATAATATCTTGACCAAACATATCTTTTGCTAAGTTAGAAGCGTATGTTGATCTTTTTTTAACAGACACTGGGTCTTGTGCAAATGCTTTTATATCATAATCTTTATTTGAAATACCATTTGAAAGTATATCAATAAACTTAGATAATATAGGTACTGGTTTCCAGTCTAAATTTAAATAAGATAAATCACCGTTAATAGATAACTCATCTTTATATTTTTGTACAGGTTGTTCACCTTTAGCATAAAGCCTACGTGTATGATAATTATTAAACGTTGTTAAATACCTATTACCATTGGTTCTACCTTGCGCAAACCATTCAGATTGTATAGCGTTGGCAACTTGCCTACCATACTCTAAACTTAATTTTTCCTCCAAAGGTACTACCTGACTGGGAAAAGCGCTGTTAGCATTATAATTTATATTCATTTATTTCATAATTTTTGAAACAATACCTCTATTATCATACCTTTTTATTCCTAAATCATATGATTTTAATTCGCGTGTTGGTATAGGTTTATATCTGTTTTTGTTACAACCCATTAAAGCTAAACCAGAACTAATTGATGCGTCATGCTGTGTTCTATTATTTATATTAAATTTACTCCAATCGTTTAAGGTTCTTTGAAAATACATATCACCGTAACCTGTATCTTTTAAACCTACAAAATTTTCAATATATGTTTCAATAGCTGCAGCATGAGCTTGTTTAATGTCTTCACTTGAATTAGGTATACCACCTATCTCTCTTTCTGTTACAGACAATTTATTATAAAGTTTATCTGGTCTGTTCATAGAATAACCTCTATATCCTCTTCGTTTAAAATGATATAATAATCTTGGCTTATTATTTTCTGCTAATATTGGCATACCATAAAAAACACAAGCCATTAATACATCTTCAAAAAATATCTCTGCAGTTTGAGGTCTTGCTATATATTCTAAAAAGAAATGATTTGGTGGAACATCTAACATACTAAAAGCTGTTATACCATGTAATGATCCATTAGAACCTCTTTTATCTACAGTTCCTGATATATCGTAAGGGTCACAACCAAATGCACCTAAGTCTTCGTTTCCAGGATATTTAATTCCATTTTTTAATATTACACGATTTTGAAGATTTTCACTTGGCACCCATGTAATTAAAAATCTACCGCTATTATTTGGTACAAATACAACTTCAGTATCCTTAATACCGTTTAACCATTGAAAGCTACCTTTAGTAATTAATGAACTATGTTTTAAATCACCATTAAAATCTATTTGTTCATATATTTTTGTTAGGTTAAAAAGTGAAGCTTTTGCTTCATCTCTAAAAGCGTGTTCTTCAGTTCTTGGAAATTGTCTATAAAATTCATTTAAAGCATCTTGATCACCTTTTAAACCATCAACTTCATTTTGCCAGTAATTAATAACACCTAAATCTATTTCAACACCGTGTGGTCCAAAGGTTTTTTCAGTTGGTGTTTCGAATACAGGTAAGCCATAAGAATCAATGTATCCCTCGTAGTTCCATTCCATAGGTATGAACAAACTATATAGTCCCGAGCGAGTCTGTCCATTGCGGTTTCTTTTTGTAACGTCTGATTCATAATAGATTTTTTTAAAGTTATCACCTCCTTTGTCTAATGCATTACAGGTACTACCCATCATACATTTTCCTATAACTCTACTACCTAATCTTAACGTTGTTTTGGTAACTCGCCAGTTGTTGATGATGTTGTTCGGCCGCTCCCATTTGCCGGACTCGTCATGTACAAGGAGTTTGAGTTTTTCACCGTCATAGGAGTTGTCCCCTGTATTCTTCCAGTCGATGGTTGTATCCAACCCCTCGAGCTCCTCGGGCCTTTCACCGGAGAGTATCTTACGCCTTGTGAATTTACTGGCAGGTACACGATATGCCAGTTCGGTTTTTGGCCTATCCATACCGTCTTGTATTGGTTTGAAGAAAAATGGATAGTTGACGGATATTGGCACGACTTTATCAGTAAACATGGTTTTAGCGTCTGGTCCGGATTTCGATAAAATACCGTATCTTGAATCAGAACTAATGGTCGCGAGATTGACTGCTTCGCCTGACGCCATAAAAGAGAATCCAGAACGTCTATTTTTAAGGTAGCACATCCCGTAACATCTGCTATCTGCTTTACAAGCTTCCCAGAATATAAAGAATAATCTGTTTGCTTCCCTATAATCTGGTTTCCCAACATCAATCTTGGACCACTGCAGGTACATATAATGAGAACCAGTAATGTAAGTAGCCAAGCCTTTATTATTGAACCAAAAGCCTTGCTCTCTTTTATTAAATTCTTCATCAATGTAATCATACCAAGTTTCTTTAAAATCTAATGGGTAATGTTCCCACTCAAATATTGTTTTTATTTTTACTAAAGGAGTTGGTATTTGAGTATATTCCCAAGTACCTGATTTAAAATCATGAACTTTTTCTTTTGCAGGTAAAGCAATTTTTAAGTTTTGTATTTCAATTATATCACCTATTTTACCTGTTTTACTTATAATAATTACATCGTGGTCTTTATTATAACCATACTCCCATTTTTTATATCTATTATTTTTCTTTATAGTATTAGGTTTGATATAATTATCTAATACTTTATATAGTGAATTAGTATACATTATTTAGATCTACCTTCTGCAAAACCTTTAAAGCTTTTTGCTTTTGTTTCTTTTGGTTTTTCATTTAACATATCCTCTTCTTCTTGTATGCGTTGTAATATTTCAAACGCATCAAATATAGCTAATTTTTTTGTTGCTGCAGCGTTTTTTAATCTATCAGCTGATATATCATCATCACTGTCTACAATAGGTTCTTTAGCTACCTTTATTAACTCATCAACTGCTTTTTGCCCAGCGTGGATTATACTCTGCTTGGTTTTCTTTATATTCATGTTTTAATAAAATATCATTTGATTTCATACAATATAAACGCTCGTCATCTATATTAAACTCCCATTCAGACCCAGCTTTAAATGAAACCACATCACCTGGGTTTATTTCTAGCGCTTCTAATGAATTATTACCAATTTTTAATATACCGATATTGTTTGTTTCTTTTTGATTTGATAGAGTATTATTATTTTTAATAGGCATAATAAAACATCTATCATTTAAAGACTCCCAGTATTTTTTTCTTTTATACAAATATAATTGATCAACACTAGCAAAATATAAATCATCTTTGAAATGAGATCTACTATTTACTTGCTTACCTTTCATATTGTAAAATCTTCTAAATACATTTTGATGTAATACAACAATATCACCTATTCTTACAGGTGTAGGTAATGCTAAAGGTGTGGATACTACTTCTGCAAATCTATTTACAAATTTCCAATTTTCAATTTTAGTATTTAAAATTAAATTTTTGTCATTAATTTTTTTTACATTTGCATATCTTTCACCGATAGGTTTAACGATAAAATCATATACACTTTTCATTAATACTTTAAATCATACTCAATAGATATTGCCATGTTGGAATTAAATTTTTTCCATGGTAATACCTCTTCGTTTTTCTTAATAAAAATGTTATACGATGAATCTTTATCTTCAAATAAAATATGAGATATTGTATGACCGCCATACACTTCTTGTCCTACAGAATAATGCATAGCGTCATTTTTATAATCAGCACCTATGCTAATTTTTCTAACAACGTTGTCCATTTATTCTTCTGTTTTTTCTATTTCTGTATATGTACCGTCTTCTAGGTTTATATTGACTGCTCCGTATTTATTTTCTAAATCTTTTTTAGTTGTTTCAATAGCTTCGTTTAATGTTGCTATTTTATGAAGAGCACTATGTTTTTGAGCTTCTAATACACCAATATGAGTTAATACTTGATTTAATTCTTTTTGTTGATCAACAACTGTTTTTAGTTCTTGATCTTCGATTTTATTTAATTCTGCCATTTTATATAATTTAATTATCTTTATTTTTTTGCATAGATTTTGCTTTTTCCCAACTACGACCTACGAAATAGGCACCATACACTGTAATTAGTAATGTTTGAAAAATAGGTATATAAGCTTCTGCGATTTTAAACTCACCTATATTACCATCAAAAAAAGCACAAGCTGTAAATATTACAGTTAAATAAATTAAAACAGCTGGTCTTATGTTTTTCGATAATTTACTATCGGACGACATATCGGCCTTCCATCTTTCTGTAACTTGTTCCTGTGCTTCTTTATCTGCTTTTTCTAATATTTGAGTAATTAATCTTTGGGCCTCAAGTTTTTCTTCCTTGGTTGTTGTTAAGTTATCAATAACCTCACCAACTTCTTTGATGACATTACCTGTTAACCACTCCCAAATTTTCTTCATTTATTTTTTCATTCCAAATTTCATAGGTCCTTTAGGCATTTTAGGTGTACCACCTTGATAATCTTCAAGCATTGGTCTTTGACCTAAACTTCCAGTTCCATATATAAATGATTCTGTTACTTCAGGGTTTCTTTTAGATATTTTCTTGTTTGGTTTTTCACCTACTCCTGTACCTTTTTTACCTTCCCTACCAGATCTGCTATCATAAAAACCTGTAAGTTCGCTACGGCTAAAAAGACTATTATAACCACCCCTAGGGTTTTGCTCAGAAGATTTAGCTTTGGCAAGATAGTCTCTACCTGCCGCTTGACCAAATCTATGTGCTACATCTAATTTTCTTTGCGTTAAAGGTCCACCCATTGCTGCTAGTTTTTTGTTTGCAACTTTAATACTATCCTGTTGAGATTCAAGCATAGCTGCTTCTCTTTCTCCTTTAATCTTATTAGCTCTATTTTGTAGTTTTTCCTTACCTTTATCTAAAATATCTTTTTGTGTTTGATCTCCAAGTACAGTTGTTTTTTTATTAACATTTGTTTGTACACTAGATTTATTAGAGCTACTTGAAGACTTGTTACTTGAAGAACCTCCATCTGAACTAGATGTACCAGCTATTTTATCGTAATCACCAATTTTAGATTTAGATATATGACCAGCTTCTGCCATTTCAGCTCCAGTTCTACCAGCAAAATTTTTGTTTTTAGATAAGCTAGTCATAAAATCTGAATCAGACATTTTTGTTTGTGATCCAGACTGAGCTTTTTCTAATTTATTTTTTGATTGTGAACTACCACCACTACTTGATGAACTGCTTGATGTAGATGAACTACCACCACCTGATCTAGTAACATTAGTATTAGTAGTTGTATAGCTAGGTAATCCTTCTATATGACCTGCTTTATGCGCGCCTGGACCGTCTTTATATTTCATTGGTCCATATGCTTTTGAAGCTCCTATATACTTAGGTGAACCATTCATATATTTACCTACACCGTCATATGATTTAGATGCAGCATCACCATGCATCATTTTCATTGCAGCCTCATCACCCATCTTACCTGGTGATACTCTTTCGTCACCTAGTTTTTGAGCATAACCCATTTTCATAGCGCCATGATTTGATGTGTGTTTACCACCACCATGATGCTTTCCGCCGCCGTGGTGTTTACCAGCTCCTTCATAATCTTTTTTACCAGGCTTTGTTTTAGATTTATCACCTTTATTTCCACCTAATACAACTTTATCAAATTTTCCTGCTCCTTCTTTTTTCTCAATACTTTTTATTTGATCAGCTGCAGCCTTTGGATCTTTAGCTGTTACGCTACCACCGTCTTGATTGGATTTCATTTTTTTTGCTGAACCCATGTGTTTTCCGTGTCCCATAATTTATTTTTTTGCTTTTATTTCTTGTTTGTATGCTGGTATTTCCCATGGACCAGTACCACGTTTAAAATGTTCTTTTGAGTAGTTTTTACCTTTGTATGTTATTTTTTCATCGTCCCAAGTAAAATCTCCGTTCTTAATATCATTAGCATGAACTTCTTCATGAGAATGAGTTTCCACCTTCATTTCAGGTGATAAACTTTTTTCCATTATAATTACTCCATTTACTAAAGCTCTACCTATGGCAGGATCATCTGACATATCTCTTTCGTAAACAGGTGTAACGCTTGTAGGATAAAACGGTTTAATACTAAACTTACTACCTAGCTTAATCATTGCTTGTAGGGAAATTTTTTATTAAACCACTCTTGTCTATTATTACAACCACAGGGGATATTAAGACCCTTTGACACAGTATCAACTACGTGTTTAATACCTGTCATCTTGGTAAAACCAGCTATAGTGTCTCCTAATCCCCTTGGTTTCATTTAAAATCTATTATGCAAATGATATGTTACTAATATACATTTGAGCTCCGTTACCGTCAACACCTAAAAATACTTTAGCTTTAACGCCTCCTGGATTTGCAGTTAATGCAAAGTTAAAAGCTTTCACTCCTAAATTTGAAGCCATTACTGGGTTTACTTGTGCAGTTTGTGATGTAGATAATGTAACAGTTACTTTGTCACCAGGTGTTCCACCCGCTAAATATATATCTACCGTTTGATCAGCAGATTGTTGTACACCTGTAACTTGATTAACGTTTATAAGGTGTTCTCCGTTTTCGTAGTCGTTAGCATTACCAACAACTTCTAATGCTATAAATTTTGCCATAATTTTTGTTTTTTGTTTTTTGTTATTTAGTTGACTTCAGCATATTATCTATTTTTTGAGCCTGACCTTTATGCATTGCTGAAGCTTGTCTTAATTGTCCGGCTATTTTTTCTAACCTCTCTGGGCTTATTTTTGCTGCACCTTCGTATTTACCTGGCGCATCTTCTTCAATCTTAGATCCATCTTTATTTAAAACACCTGCACCTATTAAAAAATCTTTTTTAGTAACATCACCACTACCATCTAAATCTTCTAATTTACCTGGTCCATGATGTTCTTTATCATACTTTAAATCACCAGCTAATTTTGAAATATGTTTTTCATCAGCTGTCATTTTTTCATCACTGTGACCATGATGGTCATCGTACATAATATCCATTTTTAAATAATGCATGTGAGCTAAATCATCTTTTACAGTAGCACCATAGTTATTTCTTGTAACTTTAGTATGTGCATGATTATATGAATGTCTTGAGTTTCCTGAGTATTGTCCTTTGTGTCCTTGTTCGTTTACTGCCATAATTATTGTATTACTGGTTCTATATCAGCACCTTCTGGTACTATATTTAATTCTACTAGTCTATTTCTAAAAACATCATAATCTAAATATTGTTCTACATCTTCATATTTTGTGTCAAAAGTTTGACCAGGTCCTACTCTCCCAAATATTTGAGGATCTCCATTGTCATCAAAACATAACCAGTATATGATGTCGTTTGATGTGTTTTTAATTGTATATTTTATAATGCTCATAATTTTATATTCCTCCTCCGTCAACTATTCCA